TACCGCCTAAAGCGTACATAAACATTTCTAATAGTGAATTTGCGTTTTGCATACATTTACCATCACAATCGCCAGCAGAACCAGCCATCATTGCAATACCTAAAAATATCAAAATTGCTGAAATTATAGATTTCATAGTATTTGTGTCCTTTCTCATTTTACTTGTCCATCTTATCACGACTAAATAGTAAAAGCAAGCGAAAAATGGCGAAAAAAAGCGTTTATTTTCAACGATTTCTAACTTTTTTTGTTCTGGTTACGTTCTTTTTATGCGTTTCCTGTGCAAAATTGCAAGAAAATTGCGATTCGTTTAGTTATGAGAGCGAATCAGCGCTAAAAATGTTGAAAGACGAGAAAATTTACGCTCATTTTCGTTGCGTATTTTAAAAAAAATAAAAAAAGTGAGTAAAAAATGGCAAAAATGAGAATTTTCAAGTTCTGGAACGAATCAGGCGAAGAAAAAGAAAAAGAAGCGATAAGTTTAAAGAAAGCAACAAGGTCAGTACAAGGCGATTATAAAGATAATGTAATAAATGTTGAATATATTAGTAAAAAGGGAAAACAAATGTCTCATACTATCAATATTCCTATTGGAAGAAAATTAAGACAATCAATAGAGCAAGAAAAACGAAGATTAGCACTAAAAGCAGCTAGAGCAAGATAATGCCAGCAGTAGTTAGAAAAGGTGATACATTAACAACAGGTCACGCTTGTGTAAGTACAACTACACTTGATACACCTAGTCAATCAACCGTTTTTGCAAATAATATTCTAGTTGCAAGAATAGGTGACCCAACTATAGCACACCCAAATCCACCAGTACCCATATGTCCTAACCACGTAGCAGTAGTAAATGCAGGCTCGCCAAACGTTTATGTAGTTGGTATTAAAGTAGGTAGAATAGGCGATAGTGCAGACGCAGGTGCTATGATTAGTGGTTCGCCAAATGTTTTCGCAAATGGCTAGTAAAACTATATAAATATTAGCGTTATGGCACAATACGACTCGGCATTAGTAAGTAAATCTAAACGTAATTCAAGAAAATTTAGTGATATAGATTTAAACTTTACCAGAAATCAAATAACTAACGACATTATAAAAGTCGAAGATGTTATTGCTGTTAAAAGAGCAGTAAAAAATTTAGTGCAAACTAATTTTTACGAAAGACCATTCCAACCAGAGTTAGGTTGTGGTGTAAGAGAATTATTATTTGAAAATTTTACACCTATGACTAAAGTATTTTTACAAAATAAAATACAAGAAGTTTTAGTTAATTATGAACCAAGAATAGATTTACAAAGTGTTAAAGTTGATGATGACCAGGATAACAATAGATTAGTGGTTGATATTTATTTTTATGTTGTAGGTTCACCAGGTCCTCAACAAGTTACCACATTTTTACAAAGGCTAAGATAATATGGCGAATAGCAAACTAATAGTTTCAGATTTAGATTTTAATGATATTAAATCTAACTTAAAAAGATTTTTACAAAGTCAATCACAATTTCAAGATTACGATTTTGAAGGTTCTGGTCTTGCAATATTAATAGACATACTTTCATACAACACTCACTATATGGCATATCTAGCCAATATGTCAACAAACGAATTATATCTTGATAGTGCCGATATTAGAAACAATATTGTATCATTAGCAAAAATGTTAGGTTATACACCTAACTCACCTAGAGCACCAAAGTCATCAATCAACATTGTAGTAAATAACGGAACAGGTACATCAATTACAATGGCAAAAGGTACCGTTTTTACAACAACACTAGGCGACACAACTTATCAATACATAAACAACGAAGATATAACTACAACACCTGTTGATGGTGTATTTACTTTTTCAAATATAACTTTATATGAAGGTACTTTAGTTAAATTTAAATATACGGTTGATGAAACAGATGTTGACCAAAAATTTATAATACCAAATGCTAATGCAGACACTTCAACATTAAAAGTTACCGTACAAAATTCAGCAACAGATACAACTGCTACAACTTATTCTTTATCAAGTGGTTATTCAGGTGTTGCTTCAGATAGTAAAGTTTATTTTATACAAGAAAGCACAGATGGTAAATTTGAAGTTTATTTTGGTGATGGCGTTACCGGTCAAAAATTATCAAATGGTAATGTTGTAATTTTAGAATATATTGTAACCAATAAAACAGAATCAAATGGCGCTAAGACTTTTGGTTTACAAGGAAGTATAGGTGGTTTTACAGATGTTTCTATAACAACTAATTCAGTATCTCAAGGTGGTGCTGAAAGTGAAGATAATGAATCAGTTAAATTTAATGCGCCTTTAAATTTTGCGGCTCAAGATAGAGCGGTAACTACAACTGATTATGAAACACTTGTAAAAGATATTTACCCTAATGCTCTATCAGTAAGTGCTTGGGGTGGTGAAGATGATGAAACACCAAGATACGGTATTGTTAAGATTGCAATTAAAGCAGGTTCAGGTGCAACACTAACTGACCAAACTAAATTAGATATAGTAAATGGTTTGAAAAAATTTAACGTTGCTTCAGTAAAACCAGAAATAGTTGACCCGGAAACAACTTCAATAGTTTTAACTTCTACTATTAAATATGACGCTAAGGCAACAACAAAATCAAAAGATACAATTAAATCAGATGTTGTAAGTACAATTACAAATTACAATACAACAACATTACAAAAATTTGATGGTGTTTTTAGACACTCAAAATTAACAGGTCTAATTGATAATACAGACGCAAGTATTTTATCAAATATAACAATTTTAAAAATGAGAAAAAGTTTTACACCTACAATAAACTCTTCTACAAAATATGACATATATTATAGAAATGGTTTATATAATCCACATACAGGCCATAATACAGCAGGTGGTGGAATATTAAGTTCAACAGGTTTTAAAGTTGCTAACGATAATAATGAAATGTTTTTAGATGATGATGGTAACGGAAACGTTAGAAGATATTACCTAGTTTCTGGTGTTAAAACTTATGCAAATGAAACTCAAGGTACAATTAATTATACAACAGGTCAGGTAACATTAAATTTAATTAATATTGCCTCTATATCAAATATTAGAGGTGCTGCTTCAACGGTTGTTGAAATTACGGTACAACCATCTTCTAATGATGTTGTTCCTGTTAGAGACCAAATTGTAGAAATAGATGTTGCAAACTCAATCATTACCGTAGAAGAGGATACTTTTGTTGGTGGGTCTGCTGAGGCAGGTGTAGGTTATACTACTAATACAAGTTATTAATGAATAATGGCAAAGTTCAATGAAAAAATATCAACGATTATTAACAGCCAAGTTCCAGAATTTGTTATTGCTGACCACCCAAAGTTTGCCGAATTTCTTAAAGTCTATTATCAATTATTAGAATCAGCCGAATTACAAGTTAAAGATGTTCAAAACACCGTTGGTGTTTTAATTGAAACTGAAACTGGCCAAAATAATAATATTGTTTTAAACTCAACTAGAATAGGAAGTGCGGTAACACCTATTGACGAAGGCGATAAAATATTATTAGAAGAAACTGGTTATGGTAAATTTATTGTAGGTGAAACCGTAAAAGGTGAAACTTCAGGTGCAGAGGCAAAAGTATTAGCTGAAGACTTAACAAATGGTAGATTAATTATATCTGCTCAAGATAAATTTATTACAAATGAAATTATAAATGGTTTAGAATCTTTAGCGTCAGCCACAATATCTAATTACAGACCTCAACCTGTTCAAAATATTTCAGACCTTGTAAACTTTAGAGACCCCGATAAAGCAATTGAATCTTTTTTAAATAACTTTAGAAATGAGTTTTTAGCAACTCTACCTGAAGTATTAGATAACGAAGTAGATAAAAGAAACTTAATTAAAAATGTTAAGTCATTATATAAGGCAAAAGGTACTGCCGCTGGTCACTCATTATTTTTTAGATTATTATTTAATGAAGATTCAGAAACAATTTACCCTAGAGAAAATTTATTAAAAGCTTCTGATGGTCAATTTGACTCTTTAAAAATTTTAAGAATTCTTGAAAGGGTAGGAAATACCGAAGGATTAATTGGTAGAACAATTACAGGTAAAGACTCAAGGGCTACTGCTATTATTGAAAACTTATCACGTTTTCAAATTGGTGCTTCAACGGTTACTGAATTAATTTTAAATCAAGATAGTATCAATGGTACTTTTCAAATTGGTGAAGAAGTTTCAGGAACAATTAGTGATACAGATGATTATTTTATTAAGGCAGATATAACAGGTATTCCAGGAACAAAAACAATTACTAATGCAGGTTCACTTTACAAAATAGATGATAACGTTAAAGTAACCGCTGGTGGTGTTGGTGCATTATTTCAAATTGCAGATATCGGCGCAGGTAAAATAGGTGAATTAGTTTTAGATGACGCAGGTTCTAATTATGCTATTGGCGATACAATTAATTTTGACAATACAGGTACTTTTGGTTCAAATGCTGCCGGTTTTGTTAGAGTTGTAAATGGTGGTATTGCTAATGAAGATAGTTCGGGTGATAACGTTGTATTAGAAGAAGAAACAGAAAGTGGTGATATTTATTCAGGTAACAAAATAGTTCAAGAAGCTGCTACAGGTTCAGGAGATATTACAGATTTATTTTTATCAAATACAGGTAACGGATATAAAAGTTTACCTACAACAACTATTACAAGTTCAAGTGGTAGTGGTGGTAAAGTTGTTGCATATGGTGATAACGTAGGAAAAATTAATTCATTGAAAACGGTAGAACACGGTAAAGGTTATGAGACAGCGCCTTCGCCAACTCTATCATTTATAAAAAACTTTTTAGTCATTGATATAACAGGTACATTTATAGCAGGTAATACTTTTACTACTTCAGGTTCTGCTTCAGGTAAAATTTTAAGTTTAGATACTAATACAAGTGTTTTAAAATTAGATGAAGTTACCGGCACTATCAATATAAACGATACCATAACATCACAAACAGGTGGTACTGCTAAAATTAAAAAACATAATTTAGCAACTGCTGGTGTAGATGTTGTACCTATAACTGATACAGATGGTGAATTTATTAATGAGGTTGGTAAACTTTCAGAAAGCACAATGAAAATACAAGATAGTTTATACTATCAAGATTTTTCTTATGTTGTAAAAGTTGGTCAATCAATTAATGCTTGGCGAGACTCATTTAAAAAAACAATGCATACA